TGGTGCTCGGGGCTCTTAAAAAAGTGGTATCTGACCGATTTTCATTCTCTGACAGTTGGCTTGATAAATTTGAAAAGCAACAAATGCGCTGTTGCTATAAATATCCTCGCCATCCAAGATGTCAAATCGATTGATCATTACGCAGTGCAAGTTCAATATCTTGCGTTGAAGTCGAAACTTCACATCATCAACCTTGAGTGCAGGTGAAGTGATGGAGGCATCTGTGATTTGCATCAAGAGTTCTACAGAGATCCTGTACTTCTCTTTTGATGTTAATGGCAATACACAGTCAGTAGCGACAAATCTCTGAACCGTTACGTGCGACATGAGAGGATCAAGGTAAATTAATTTACCCATGGACATGGCAGCGTTACGTTTATCGAAATTGTCAGAAGGCATGATAGTATTATCAATTTCCATTCGAATGACCTCATTATCATAACGATAAATAGATCTGGTTGATTGGCCGGCTGATAAAATTTCACCGGAAAGAGCAAGTTTTGAAGGACGACGGGGGAACTCAATATCATAATATACCTGTCCTGTCATAAAACAACCACACCAAGTAAAGTAGTCATAATAATAGGACATATAATAGAATTCATCAGCATACAAATCAAATTGTCCATTTGATTTATAAAAAGTCAATTGATGCCACCAAAACCGCAAAATCCGGGGGGTTCCCTCATCAAAGTAGACAATGATAACAAAGTCAACAAGAAAAGCAATGATAGCATGCACGGCGATTGACGGCAACCAAGAGTTGGGGTACATAGCATCAACGCAGAAATATGTGTTGTGCATGAATTCCAACTGATAGTGGCCCACAACAGCAAAAAGAACTGAAATCACTAAGTTCTTAATGGTGTAGGCAGTCATCCACCAAGTATACATGAATATCATGATGAGGGGGGGCAAAAATTGATCACGATGCTGATAGGCATGTGACTTAATGTCAGAAATAACATCAAATCGCCTCTTCCGAACGTTAGCCTCAGAATGTGCATCATGCACCGGTGCAGGAGGATCTGGTTCTGCAACCGGAACATTTTGTGGATCATTGGAGGCTTCACGAGCTTCCTCCAATAATTCCTTTAAGGCATCACGTTCACCATGCGCCTCCGCCAAACTCTTCACTAGACTTAGCGCCACCAAGTCATTGTGATCCGTTTTGGGAGGAGGTTTGGGTTTCCCATTATACCTACACTCAGAGAGTGAATGACCATGTACCCCACATGTGCATTTGGGGGCCGTACAGTCTTTCACATAATGTCCCACTTGTTTACAATGGTGACATTTTGCTCGAATGATTTTTTGTTTGTCAGTTGCTTGCGCTCCACTCACTGACTGAGAGACACGTTTCGGCGTGGACCTAGGATTTGTTTTTGTGGTGTTACCACCACCCCGTAAAGATGCTACCAAGACAGGGCCGGGCTGTGTGCTACGTGCCACACGTTTTCCCTTGTCCCGGGCGTCGGGCGCCTCACCCTCAAGAGACACGAAAGTCGCACATAAGTGTGACATTTCTAGCTCATCTTGAGATTCTACCCCCGATGTACGACAAAT